GCGGCATGGATGCTGGTAAGACTTACCTCACAGGTGAGGCAGGACAAGAGATGATAACGGCAGGAACCAAATCAACTGTCACAGCCAACAACGATCTTAAAACCATATTTGATACACAGGCGCTGGAAAGTAAAATGAACACAATGGTGACTGCTCTAAACAACACCAATCAAAGCCTGGCAAGTGTGGCAAACGGCGTAAATACGCTTGTTGCAGTGGAATCTAGGGCATTGAAAGCCGTTGAAACAACAGCACGTAAAGACCGTAATCAAGTTGGCATAGTTTAGGTTGCTGAAATGAGGAAAAGATTGTAAAATAACATATGGCTTGGAAAAAATATTTTAAAGACGCTAACCTTTCTCCAATATCTGGAGAAAAAGTTCCTAACTTCGCGAAGAGAAATTACAGTTCTTATCTTCCAGACGTGTACACAGGACACCCAAACAGAATACAGAGATACTTCCAGTATGACCAAATGGATTCAGATTCAGAAATTAATGCGGCACTGGATATACTTGCAGAATTTTCAACACAGAAAAACACAGAGAACGAAACTCCGTTTGATCTTGTGTTCAAAGATGAGACAACAGAACATGAAGTGAAACTTCTAAAGAAAGCACTTCAACAATGGACAAGCAGTAACAAGTTCAACAAAAGAATTTTTAGAATATTCAGGAATGCACTGAAATACGGAGACTGTTTCTTTGTCAGAGATCCTGAAACACACAAATGGCTATACATAGACAACGCAAAAGTTGACAGAATCGTTGTAAACGAATCCGAAGGCAAGAAACCTGAACAGTATGTGATCAGAGATATCAATCCAAACCTACAAAGATTATCAGCAACACAGATCACACCCAACCAAACATACGGTGGCGGTGGAACAACTGGAGGTGGCACAGCGGCATATGGTTCAAGTTATGCCAATGCAGGTGCAACCAACAACATGTCAGGCTTTGCAGGCGGAAATGCAGGTGGCAGATTCTACAAAACAATGAATGCATACAACATAAATGCCGAACACGTAATACACATGTCGATGTCAGATGGTTTAGACAACCTATTCCCATTTGGACAGTCAGTGTTAGAACAGGTTTTCAAAGTTTACAAACAAAAAGAATTATTAGAAGACGCAATCATAATTTACAGAGTACAAAGAGCACCTGAAAGAAGAGTGTTCTATATTGATGTGGGTAACATGCCTACACACTTGGCTATGCAGTTCGTTGAGAGAGTGAAAAACGAAATCAACCAGAGAAGAATTCCGAGTGCATCAGGTGGTGCAAACTTCATAGACGCAACTTACAATCCAATGTCAATAAACGAAGATTACTTCTTTCCACAGACAGCAGAGGGTAGAGGCTCTAAAGTTGACACACTTCCGGGTGGTACAAACCTAGGTGAGATAGATGACTTGAGATTCTTCACAAACAAACTGTTCAGGGGTTTGAGGATTCCAAGTTCTTATCTTCCAACAGGAGCAGAAGACGGTGGACAGCAGTACAATGATGGTAGAGTAGGTACAGCATACATCCAAGAGTTGAGATTCAACAAGTATTGTGCTAGATTACAATCAATGTTGGCTTCAACCTTTGACGAAGAGTTCAAATTATGGATCAAAGGAAAAGGTTACAACATAGACAACAGTATGTTTGAAATAAAATTGAACCCACCACAAAACTTTGCACAGTACAGACAGACAGAAATGGACCAAAGCAGGGTAAACACATTCACAGCAGTTGCCGAATTGCCTTACATGAGTAAAAGATTTGCTCTAAAAAGATATTTAGGTTTAAGCGAAGAAGAAATGGCAAGGAATGCCGAACTATGGGCGGAAGAAAACAACGTGCCTCAGAAGAAACAAACCAAATCCAACCAGTTGCGTAGTGCAGGCGTTACACAATCAGGCATTTCGAGTGACTTAGATCAGTTCGAAGAGCCAACAGCAGATGCAGAAGCACCAGAACCAGGACAACCACAACCAGGACAGCCAGGAACAACACCGGGCGGACAAGGCGGAGGTGGAGGAACACCGGGCGGTACAGGTGGCGGAGGCCAAGTTTAAGGTTAAATACGATTATGAAACTAATGGAATTCTTTACATACACAGCAGACGGGTTCGAGCAGGACAAAACTTACGAGCCTGAGCACGATATATCCGTTTTGGATTCCGAAGACACAAGAAAAACCAGACTATCTTTGAAAGATATCAACTCAATGAGACTTGCATCTGAGGCCCACGATGCACAGCAAAAGGAAGAAGCAGTATTTGTCCAAAAAATGTACGGACAACCTGCCACAGACGATAACTTAGAGTTATAATGTCGTCAATAGCATTCGTATTAGGTAACGGTGAATCACGTAAGGGCATCGAAATCGATGATCTCAAGAAACTAGGTACGGTTTTTGCCTGCAACGGTGTGTACAGAACACACAGACCAGACTTCCTTATAGCAGTTGATCCCAAGATGTGTTTCGAAATAGCAGAAACTGACTACGCACAACATAATAAAGTGTGGTCAAACTTCAATGCCCAGTACAACAAAAATCAAAAAATAATGGATCACTTCAACTGGTTCAGACCAAGCCTAGGATGGTCCAGCGGTCCAACAGCACTCAGAATGGCCTGTGAACATGGGTTCAAAGAGATCTACATACTTGGATTCGACTATCGTGGTCATGGCGAAAACAATAGATTCAAATTCAACAACATTTTCAAGGACACACGTAACTACAAGCGGTCAAAGGACGAAGCAACATTCTACGGCAACTGGATGAATCAGACAAAACGTTGCGTACAGGATTTCAAAGACGTAAAATTTCACAGAGTTATACCTGAAGGAGGGTTCAAACCCAAGGACCTTGCCTGGGCAGGACAGATAGATCATCCAACAATCCAAGAATTTGCGACAAAGTTCAGTTTGCAGATTAAAAAGTAACGAAAATACGTCTTTTTCCGCCAATTACACCACTGTTTTCGTGCCTTTACAGTAAATACAAACACTTATAAGTACAAATCGACTATTAAACAAGGAGCACGTGTAAAATGTCAAACAATAAATTTGAATCGTTATTAGAATTGCTAATAAACGAAGAGAACGATAAAGCAGAGGCTTTATTCCACGAAATCGTAGTAGAAAAGTCAAGAGACATCTACGAAAACCTAGCAGACGAAGAAGTAACTGCTGAGGCAAAAGAAGAATCAAAAGAAGACGCTAAAGAAGAAGTTAAAGAAACTGAAGCATCTGATGAGGCTAAAGTAGAAGAAACTGCTGAAGAAAAAGTAGAAGAAACTACAGAAGAAGCAAAAGATGAGAAAGTTGAAGAAACTTCTGAGGAGTCTAAAGACGAGCAAGTAGACGAAGTTGTTGAAATCGAAGACGAAGCAACGGAATCAGAAACTACTGAAGAAGAATCAATTGAAGAAGTAGGCGGTGACGCAACTGACGAATTGGTTAAAGACATCTCTTCTGAAGAAGAAGGCGAAATGGATGCAGACAACGGCGAAGAAATGCCAGCAGACATGGACGCTGACAAAGGCGAAGAAGACATGGAAGACAGAGTAGTTGACTTAGAAGACGCTTTAGATGAATTAAAAGCAGAATTCGAAGCAATGATGGGTGACAAAAAAGACGGTGAAGAAAAAGAAGAAACCGTTGCACCAGAAGTTGCACCAGAACTAACTCCAGAAGTTGAAATGGAAAGCAAAGAAGCAAAAGAAACTGTGAAAGAGTACAAAAATCCAGTTAAAGCGGACACTGCCGACCATGCAGATAACAAATCATCTCCAGTTAACTCAAACAACAAACCAGTTAACAGTGCAAATGCAAAAGAAATTGCAAAAGGCGGAGCAGACGAAAAAGGAAGACCGGCTCCAACTGCACAGAAAATGAGTGATTTCGAGAACACAGGCGGAAAAGCAAAATCTACTTCTTACAAGAAGCAGATGAAGGCAAACACTGCTGACGGTTCAGACAAATCTGCAAAATCACCAGTTGCTTCTAAGTAATTGTTGATTTAAAGGAGATCATCGATGGCATCACTATACCTAAGAGAGAATCTAACATTCGATCAGGCCAGAGTGCAGATCTTACACGAGGGAAAAGACGGTAAGGATTTGTACATGAAGGGCATCTGCATTCAAGGTGGGATCAAGAACGCTAATCAGAGAGTTTATCCAGTGTCAGAAATCGCAAAAGCGACTAAAACACTAAACGATCAGATCAGTTCTGGATACTCTGTGTTAGGTGAAGTGGATCACCCAGATGATTTAAAAATTAATTTGGACCGTGTGTCTCACATGATTACAGAAATGTGGATGGATGGACCAAATGGATACGGTAAGATGAAAATCCTACCAACACCGATGGGCAAACTTGTCGAAACTATGTTGCAATCGGGTGTGAAATTAGGCGTTTCAAGTA